CCAGGTATATTTTTGCTTGCGAAAAAAGCCTTGATTATTTCTTGAGTATTATCTGTAGAACCAGTGTCGCAAATAACCCAATAGCTGAATTTAATTTTTTGACATAGTTTTTCTAGTGTTTGTTTAATAATATGCGACTCGTTTTTAACAATCATGTTTAAACAAATAGTAGGATTCACTTTTTCATTTACCTTTTCCGAAATAATAAAATCCATTATTTATAATAATTAATTAAATAACTTATATTTAACTAATTATTTATTATTTATTATTTATTATTTGTTATTTGTTAGTTAATAAATGTAAATAATGATTAAAATCATTGAAATATTCATATTGATTTATTTTTTCTACTATTTTAATTAGCTCTTCTTCCGTTGTAAAAATAGTGAATTTGGTTTTAAGTTTAATATGAGCAATACCTCTATAATTAATATTATAATAATAAGAAAAAGATAACTTATCTTGATAATGAACTAACAAATAATATATAGTTTTCCAAACATCACCAGTCCATTCTTCCCCATATTTTAGAATACCATTCTCGTAGTAATGTCTTAATGGTATTGTTAGTTGTTCATTATAATTAAGTGGAATAATATCATCAATTAAAATAGATCCATTTTCATTTAAAAAATGTATACTATTATTAAAATCTCTTAACACATTTTCTGAGAGATGCATTCCATCAATAAATATTACGTCAAAGCTCTTTACACATTTTTCAAAATAATCATCTGAAGTACAAATATGAATATTTTTGTTACTAAATTTTGGATCAGGATCTACACCTATTTTATTTAAAAAATGAACATTATTAAATGTGTATCCGTTTTCTACACCAATTTCTAAATAATCATTATTTTTATTTGTTAGTTGATTTATTATTTGATGTCTAGCATTTAATAAGGTATTATATTTGGGTCTATGTATATCTACATTAATGATTTCATATTTTTCTGTAGATAAATACATAACTTTAAAATAATTTGTTAGTTCTTCATTTGTATGATCTACTAATGTATAACATTTCATCTTATCTAACTTTAAATAATCTAACCGTGACCATAAATATTCATTTGTACATTTATTATCTAACAAAATAAAATCATATTGAAACTCTGGATTTTCATTTGTATACATGCTAGTTATTCGTTCTAAATTGTTTAATAAGCTATCATAACCAATAATACAAATTTGGTAGTTTGAATTAGTATTAACTAACAAATTACAATATTTGTTAGTATAAGTTGTCGGATCTCTTAACCAAATTTGAGAATGATTTGTTATGTATGATTCATCTTCATATGCGTCAAGTTTCTTCATTGTATCATGTATATTATATATGTCATAATATATTGGTCTAATATGGTTTGGACCTATACGATTAATTTCCGCATTTCTAATAAGTGAAAAGTTGTTTTCACCTTCATTCATATATTGTATGTATCCTAATTTATGGATTTTTGCCATTTTATATCCTTTGACTTTATTAATACCACTTTCCGTACAACTTAAAGCGGTCCTTAGCAAAATTTCATAGTCATCACATATATGTAAATGCTCACAATAATTACCTAATTCTAATAAAAATGTACGACGCCATATTCTTGGATGATTTGGACAGCAAACTAAATGACTCAATGTAATATTATTTATGTTAGGTGTAATATATACCAATCTCCATTGATCTTTATATTTCATAGAATAATATCCACCATATCCCTTACAAATAAAATCACCATACCATTGGTTTTCTCCTGATTCATATACGCAAATAAAATCCATATAAATAAAACCTACTTCTGGACTGATATCAAATAAATTAGCAGCATCTTGTAAAACATCAGGCAAAATCTCATCATCATGATCCATTTCTAAAACATATTTCCCCCTACATAAACTAACAGCTTCATTTTTTACATTGCCTATACTACCATTATTTTGCGAATGTCTATAAAATCGTATACGATTATCATGTTGAAATTTTTTTCTTAAAAACTGAAAATGGTTGTCATCTGGTGAATCATCTATAATAATCCATTCCCAATCCTTTAAAGTTTGTGATTTTAAACTATCATACACCCGCAAAATTTTATGATATGAATTATATGAAGGTGTAAAAAGAGAAAAAGTTGGTCTTAAAAACTCTCTTGATAAAGAGCAATTCGCAATATATTTCATATTAACATATTTATTGAATGTTTCAATGACAGGCAATTGAGTTAAATGAAGTCGTTTAACAAACATTTTTTCAGAAATAACTTGTAACAAATCATCATTATATTCTTTATCAGATGATCCATAAGTAATTAATAAATGGTAATTCGCATTATGAAGTTTTTCAACCTTTTTTACATTATCAGTAATATAAATACTACAATCAAGTTTTTTTTCATTTTCTGTAAAAAATTGATCAATGTAACTATATTTATTATGACGAAAAAATATAATAAATGGAAATTTCATTTGTTATATATTTATTTTGAAATATATTTAAATAATAATAAATAATAAATAATAATAAATAATAATTGTATATTAAAATTCTGGAGTATGTTTTTTAAATATACATCCTTGAGGTATTAATCCTTTTACTTCTGTTGTTACTGATGCTGGATTTTGAAAATCACAATTACTCATCCAAATTTTTATAATACAAAAATTCTTTTTAGGTGAAATTGTTATTCCTGTTACACAATTAACAAATGAAGTTTCCGGGCTAATTGTTTCACCAACAAGTACATAATTTAGTTCTCTCCAAACATCACATACATTTTTATTTGATACTTTGTATGAAAAGCATCCGCCATTTCTATTTTTTGAATCTTCCCACATTGGAGTAATCCCTTCTCTCATTACGAATAACATGCTGGATTTTATTAATGGATCAGGAGTTATGTCAGTTATCACAATAGCATCTTCAAGAGTTTTAAACTCATGTATCTTTTTATAACTTTTAAATGTCCAATCTGAGTCTTGAGGTAGATGTGCCCATAAAACCCATTTATTTTGTAATTTATGACTGCTTCCAATATCATTGGAACTAATATTATTTTTCATTATTTTGGTATTGCCTTTAGTATCCATTGTTTGTGGAGTAGCCATTATACATATATTAAATCAATTTTTTTAAATTATTTTAATAATATTATTTAATATAATTTAAATGTCATTAATTATTTGTTTTTAATTCAGTTATACCCTTTTCTTCTGTTATTTTTTCATTATTTATACGATACCCATTTTTTTCAATAACAATAAATTGGGTTATATCTAAATAAATCATATTTACTTCGTGATCCATTAATTCCAAACTATATGATTTTTCATCGTCTATAACAAAATTAATATTATTCAATATTACATTTATATAGTACTGTAAAAAAAGTTTGTTAATTACATTTCCTACTAAATAATAATTATATTTATCTGTTTTCAAATTTATGTGATATCGTACATCATTATAATTTAAATATAACGCAATAAATGTGATATCTGATGGCTCAAATTTACATATTTCTGGTTCAATATCATATAATATTTTTTTATTTATGTTAGATGGTTCTGAAATTAAAATAACAACTGGGTTTAAAATTTCCATTTTTAAAAAATCTTCATCGTATTCTCTTTTTAAAACTATTTTGTTAGTTGTAATATTGAAAATCTCAACTTCTGTTTTTGGTTCATCTTTTATGGATGAACAAATATTATATTTTTTAAAAAATGGAAATATATAATTATATATTTGATTACATTTTATTTGACATACACCATAAAAATAAATAATATTATATGCTGTTTTAATACCAATATTTTGTAATGTATTTTTTATTAAATTTAATTGGTTAGGAAAATATACATATACATATAAATATAAAAATATAGTTAAAAATAAATATATTATTTTCATTAACATAGAATATATTGATTGTGCTATAATTTTTAAATGGTTTTATATATTTTAATATTTCATTATTCATTATTTTCAAAACTTTCATATTGTGGATCTGATGATCCTGTAGGAACATTATTATAACTTGTTGTTTCTTCACTAGGAGTATCCGAATAAGATGTATCTACATATACATGTTTTACGGTTGTATTTGTTTTAGGTCTATTATATGTCGTAGAAGAATATATCAAGTTGCCCGTATTTTGTTCTTCACATTCATCGCATTTAAAATTTAATTTTCCTGTTGCGGCATCTAATCCAAAAACGTACAAAAGTATTGCAACTATAACTGACATAAAAATAAATGGAATAAATACAATTATCCATGATACAATTGTCATACCTGTTTGGCATAATGCGTTAAGCAAAAATGTAATGATAATCATTACAATAAATTTAAAAAAAGCTGTATTATATAATCCTTTAAAAGTATCTATTACTATTTGAGTTAATGAAAATGCGATATAAATTAAAGCGGGTGGGCATAAATTAATCATATTTACTTATATTATATTACGAAAAAATTGGTTCGCCATCTTTTATAATTCCTACTTTTTTCCCTACTTCTCCATCTTTATCAACTTCATATAATATTCCATTTTCTTCATCTGTAGCAAAATAAGTTACATCGTCTATTTCAATTTCAAAAACTTCCTCATCTTCATCTTCTAAAATTTCATCTTCTAAAACTTCTTCTTTTACAACTTCTTCTTTTAAAACTTCTTCTTCAGAAACAACTTCTTCTTCAGAAACAACTTCTTCTTCAGAAACAACTTCTTCTTCAGAA